ACCCCCTCCGGGGCGGATGCTCCGGCAATCCCCTCCGCTGTCCCCTCCCGGGGCAGGAGCACCGCCGGTTTGATGTCCCCATTCCAGGCCCGGTAGACCTTCACCCCACCCACGCCGGGGATGGCGTTGACCTTCTCCAAATAATCGGCCCGGTTGCCTCCAAACGCCTGGGCGTTGAGGCTATCAAAATACCGCTTGCGGAATGCTTCTGTATCCTCCTCATCCTCCCCAGGCACCAGCAGGCCCGTAATGGTACAGCTCTCTAACCCCTCCACATAGTCGATGGGCAGGACCGGGCCGCTCCAAGCGTTCCCGATCTCCCCCGCCGTCTCACAAGTCAGCTCATAAGCCCCGTTACCAAGGTTATCCGTAACGCCATAGTTGCACGCCCCGATGGAAAACCGGGTGTTGGCGTCCAACTCCAAGGTGGGCGGGGTGATCTGCAAACGCAAGGTGGCAGGGGTAGCGGAATAGGGCACGATCCCCCGCTCCGCCGCCCGGAGCATGAGATATTCCCGGCTGGCGGTGTCGGCAAAGGTCTCCCGCAGGATGTTGTCCAGCTGCAGGTACAGGTTTTGCAGTTCCACCGCCGCCGGGGCATGGCTCAGCCAGACCAAGGACCCCTCCCGGGTGTCCAGGTTGGCATTGGCGGCACGGGCTTTTTCCAGCATTCGCGCCAACAGCAGTTCGTAAGTAATGTCCTCGTACATCAGATATCCACCTCCATTCCGGTGCGGAAGGCACCAAAAATGCTGACCACCCGGAAGGTCGCCAGCACCCGTTTCTTCCCAGATTCAAAGGAGAAATCTTCCACAGCAGTGATGCGGTCGTCCTGGAGCAGGGCCTCCGTCACCCGCCGCTGGATCTCCACCACACAGTAGGCAGGCGGCATCCCGATCAGCCCCCGCAGCTCCACGCCGTAGTTCCAGGAGTGGATGAGCCAGTCGTAACGCTCGGTGTTCAGGATCAGAAACACGGCCTGCTCCACCGCTGCCAGCTGGTCCGTCATGCCCCGGACCGCCCGCTCCTGGTGGTCCAGCCGAAAGGTCCGGCTGGGCGGGTTGGCTTCCACGGTGAAGTCCTGGGTCAAGTCGTCCTCGTATCCCGTCGGCAGCACTTATAAACTCCCCTCCTTCCCCAAAATCAAAAACTGCTGTCCGCCTTGGAGACGCAGCAGGACCAGACGGTCCCCCTCCTCGAATGTTGGCACCGGGTCCAAGGCAAGAAAAAATTCTTTCGGGTACTCCTCCTGCTGGGACAGCCGGATTTTCAGCGGGGCCAGGGCGGACACCGTCCCAAAGAGCAGGGCCACAGGCTTTCGGGCCTCCACGGCGTTCACCGCCACCTGCTTGATGATTTCAATCATTCCCGTCATGCCGCAAACTCCCCCCGAATGCCGGAGAGGGACAGGTCCATGGTGTGCAAGCCATGCTCCCAGGTGTGGGTCACCTTCTCCACGCACATATAGTTGTTGACCGCGATATCCCCCAGACCCATCTTCACCACCAGCAGGCTCCCGCCCCGGACCCGGAGGTCCCCAAAGGCCCCCTTGATGGTCAGGGTGCGGTGCTTCTTGTTGTAGTAATTCAAAAGAACCTTGGCCCGCTCCGCCAACACTGCCGCCGTGGGGCTGCCGTCGATTTTCTCATAGTATTGCAGCTGGCCCCACTTGCCTTGATTCACCGGCTCGTTGGTGACGTGGGTTTCCCGCTCCCCGGTCTGGCCGTTGTCCACGGCCAGCTTGATTTTATTATAGGTGTCCTTGTCGATGCTGGATTCATAGTCGTAGCCCTTGGCGGTGTCCTCGTCCACCACCACGTCCAGGATCATGTCTTTCAGGGGCTTCAAGGTCAGCTTGCCGAAGTCGTCATAGAGGACGTATAACACCCCGGTATTCACCACCGTCAGGTCGGAGGCGTTTTGCAGCATATCCAAAAGAGTCCCCTCCTCGATGCGGCTTGGGATTTTATACTTGGTGTCGGCCACGCTCCCCACTTGCAGGTGGTAGTCCGTGGCGATCATGGACAGCAGCTCCCCATAGGTCTTGTTGGTGTAGGACAGGGTGTCCTTGTTTTTGAGATAGCGCAGCTGGTCGTAGGCAGTCACATTGATTTGCAGGCCGTCGCTGCGGCTCTTTTTGAACACAAACCCCGCAAACACCGGCTTGCCGTTGAAACGCATGGTGACGGGGTTGCCCTCCTGGAAGTTGAGCACACCGTCCTTCAAAACCGTGAAGGTCAGCTTGGCAGGGGCCCCCTTGCGGCTCTGCTCCAACTTGACGCTGCCCTCCACCGCCGGCAGATAAATCTGGTCGTTCTGGATGAGGATTTCCACCCCGTAGGACAGATGCGCCGGAAGTCCGGTCAGGGAGATCTTCTGGGCGGTGCCGGTCCCGGTGGTGGATTTCGCCACCACGGTGGTGATTTCCTTGCTGGCGGGGGCGGAATCCTCTGTACTGCCTTTACTCCCAGAGGATTTCTTGCCGCTGGCGGCTGTACTCCCGCCCCCGCCGTAAGCCGGACCGGTATACCTGGTGTTCCCCGGTGAGACGTAGTTCAGGGGATTTTTACAGGTCCCGTTGATCTGCACCTCAAAGTGCAGATGGGGTCCGGTGGAGATCCCCGTGGACCCCACCAGGGCAATCTTCTGTCCAGCATTTACCTTCACCCCCACAGAGGCCAGACGCTTGCTGCAATGCTGATACAGGGTCACCACCCCGCCGCCGTGGTCTACCTTCAAGTAGTTCCCCCGCGCCGAATTAAACCCGGAAAAAATGACCTTCCCTGGTTTCGCCGCCAAGATGGCAGTTCCGGCAGCGGCAGCAATGTCTATGCCGTTGTGGTATGTGGAAGCCCCCTTCTTTGGAGCCTTTCGGGGTCCGAACTTGCTGGACACATAGCCTCCGGCGCAAGGCCAGACATAGGCGCTCATACTCTCCCTCCCTTCACTTGGCCGGTAGCTTCAAGACCGTCCCGGCGAAGAGCCAATAGCCGTTGGAGCTGCTGGCCTTGCCGTGTTTCTTGGCGTCGGCATCCAGGGTATCCAGGTTTAACTGGATGATCTCTGGATACCGGCTGCCGCTGCCCAAAAACTTCTTGGCGATGTTCCACAGGCAGTCCCCGGATTTTACGGTATACGTCTGCTCCGTGGTCTTGCCGGTGGTGGGACGGTCCTCCTGCTTCACCGCGGCGGTGGTCTGGTTCTGCTCCTGTTTGAAGGTGATGGTTTTCGTCGTGTATCCCCGGTGCTGGAGGAGGGTAATGTCCACATAGACATCCCGCCCGTACCGTTCTGCGTCCTCGGTGATGCTGTACTCTTCCAGGGACACGGTAAAGCTGCTTTGCGCCCACCCCTCCGGCCGGACCACCTGGAACAGGAAGGGTTTCAATCCGTTCTTCAGCGCCTCCAGCTTATCCAGGAAGTGGACCGGGCTTTGAAACCCGCTCAAATACTGGGCGAAGGGATACGGAGCGGCAGGCAGCAGGGCCGAGAAGGTGATCTTCGACAGCCCCGGCCGCTTGAGGATGCCCACCTCTTCCCCGTTGATGAGGGTGAGGGTCTTGTTCTGGTTGCCGATCTTGACGGTCAGCTTTTCCGGGGCCACGGGCAATAACTCCCCGTCCAGGTAAAACTGATACATCAGATATGCACCCCCTCGCTGACTTCGATCATGGCCTCTTCCAGCTTCTTTTCCAGGTCCGAGACGATGCCGTCCAGGTCGCTGGTGCCGGAAACGTTGTTGTGGTTGGTCATCTCCACTTTGATTTCGGCAGTTGTAAACCGGTTGATGGCCTCCCGCTCCGCGATCTCCCGCAGGAGTTTTAGCTCCTCCTTGGTCAGGTCCAGGGCATCGGCCATGTCTGCCGTGTTCCCGGCGGTATCCCCGGCGGCGTTCTGGATTTGGTCCAGGACGTTGCCCAGGTCGTACCCTTCCCCTTTGCCCAGGTCTGGTGCCTTGAAGAGATTGGATACCTTCTCACCTAAACCCTTCCCGAAGGAATAGCCCTTGTCCCAGGCGGCGGAATACTCAAACCGCTGCAGGTGCATTTCCTGGGCGTCCATCTTCTCCATGACCTCGACGCCCTTACCGAAGGTCTTGTCTACCCAGCTCCCCAAAGACCCCCGCCAATTCTGCACCGCCCCGGCCAGGTTGGAGCCGAACACGGTATCAATGGCCGAAGCCAGGGATTGCAGGATAGACAGCACCGTGTCCGCCAGGTCGAAGAACAGCCTGCACACTGCCGCCACCGGGTCGTCAAATACCGTGGCGATAAAGTTGGCTACGGTGGCAATCAGGTTGTAGATCAGCACGAACACGTCCACCACCAGGTTATAAAAGACGATGAACAGATTGCCCACGAAGGCCAGGGCGGCCATAAAGGCCCCGCAGACGATCCCCGTGGCAGAAACCGACGTCCCGGCGAAGTGGTTCATCGCACCCACCGCCGCGTAAAGCACCGCGATCAGGGCGATCACCGCAAACACAATCCAAGTGATGGGGCAGGCCATCAGGGCGGAATTGAACACCAAGGTCGCCGCCGAAGCCGCCGCTGTGCTGCCGGTGAGGACGCCGTAGCCGATGGACAGGAAATTGACCACCGCCGCGTGGGCTGCTTTCAGGGCTTTGCTGACTGCCTCCACCACCAGCGCCCCCTTGGTCACGGCCAAATAGAACAGCATCGCCGCAGCGACCCCCATAATGATGGGCTCTATCCAGCTCCAATTCTCCGCGATCAGGTTCGCCCCGGAGAGCATCAGGTCCAGCACCTCCGCCGCCACCTGGGCCACCAGGGCCAAGCCTCCCAAGATGCCGCTGACCACTTGCTGGAACTGCTCACTGTTGGCGATCTCATTGAGCCGCCGCAGGACCGGGGTGAAGAGGGTCAATGCTGTGTTCTGCATAGAGGTCGCCACCTGGGCCCAGGTCTTGGGCATGGAGTCAAACTTGGCGTTGGTTTCATCCGCTGCCGCGAACATGGCGTTTTTCACCACCTCGGCGGTGATCAGCCCCTCTTCGGCATAGCTTTTGATAGAGCCCTCCGCCACGCCCATGTAACGTTCAATGGCCCGGGCAATGCCGGGGGCATTTTCCAGGATGGAGTTCAATTCCTCCCCCCGCAGCGCCCCGGCCCCCATGGCCTGGGTCAGTTGGAGCATGGCGGCGGACTGTCCTTCCGCAGACGCCCCGCCAATGACAAACTGCTTGTTGATCTGCTCTAGGAAGGCGATCAGCTCATCGTTGCCGGAGAAGGCCGACTTGGCGTTGGCCCCCATGCTGGCGACGGCGGCGGCGGTGTCAAAATATGCCGCCCGGGAGTTTTGGGCGGAGGCCATGACCTTGGCCTCTAACTCCTCCACGCTGCCCCCGTCGTCTACGATGAGGTTCAGCCGGGCGGTGGTGCCGGCCTGGGTGTCGGACAGTTCAATGAGCTTTTTCAGCCCCGCCAGACTGCCCAGGGTGAGCGCGATCCCCTTGACCTTGCTCAGGAGGTTTTCTGCGCTGCCGGTCCCGTCGCGGATGTGGCCATTCAGGCGCTGTTG